TAAAGGATACTATACAGAACGTGAGACTAATAAACGCACTCAAGAAGTTCTTAAAGAATTAGGCGGTATCAAAGAGAACACTCGTCTTACTGCCAATGAAGTTAAGAGTAATCGAATTACAATGTCTAAAGGTAAATTTAAAACACCTGAAGATATTCTAGCTAGAACAAATAAAACATTCACTGATAGTTTACAGAGACAGTTAACTAAAACTATTTCTGGAACATTAATGAATGCATTGTATCCAGGTGGATATAAGAATGTTAGTCAACGAACAGCATCAGGACAATTGTACAGAGGTGAACAACTTAACAAAATGTTGGGTCTAACACCAGCACTTACTAAACTCGGAACATCAATATTTGGTAAGCAGTATGGTCCTGCATTCGGACAAATCTTCAGTAAAGCCGCAACAGGCTATATGGAAGTTGGTGCTAGGTCTGTAGCACAAGGTATTTTTGGTTCGATGGGAATGAATTCTGACCAAGCAAATATTCTTGGTGGACAGATTTTAGGCAACCTTGCTAAAGGAACACAACAAGGTAAGTTAACTGCGCTTGAACAAATTATCTATGGTGTGAGTGGAGGTCAAGTTGCACTTGGACCTGAAACTATATTTGCGAAATATGGTTTCGCATCTCCACAAGAAGGTATCAGCTACATGGCGAATGTATTGGGTTCATCGATGATGGCGCCCATTGATAGTGCATTAGGAACTAGTCCACTTAACATGCCTAACATGGATCCACGAATGAAAACGATGGGTGCGTTCGGTGGATTCAATGGACAGTATGGCGGTATGCCCACAGGAATGTCGGGACCCGGAATGCCTTCAACAGGTACATTGCAGGCGGCCGCACAGAATAATCCATACTTGCAATTGAACAAAGATGGCATGGTTGTTATTAAAGATAACATGCCCGAACAAACAAAAACTATTGCAGAACAACTTAATGTTGCAAAACAATCAGAGATAGATTCAAGACAAAGATTTTTAGATGCAGAAAAAGGTAGTGAAGAAAGAGCCATTGCACAGAAAATGGTTAGTGAATCACAATATGAACAGCAGATATTAACTAACAGGCTTCTAGAATCTAGAGCAACAACTGGTAGCGGAACAAATATTTCTATTGGCGGTGGTGGAGGTAGCGGAGGATTCTTTAGCGGAGGTGGACCTCTTGCTGAGGTTGGTAACATGGCTCTCGATTTAGGTAAGTCTGCCGTCACGTCCAAAATTGTTCAGTCCCTTGGAATTAAAAATCCATACATGGGTATGCTTGCATCTTTTGCAGTTAATAAAGGACTATCATATGTTGGTGGTAAAGCATTTGATTTATTCAAAGGTACAGAAATAGGTCAAAGTTTTAGCGGTGGATTATCTAGTTTACAAAACAGTTATCAAATGGCCGCACCATCATGGGCTGGTGGATATACTGAAGGACAGAAAGCATATTTTAATGCTATTGATGCGGCTGATGCCGATCTGGGCGCCGCCATGACGGGTGGTGAAGTTGTCAAAAAAGGTGCCGAGAGTGCAACATCACTTCTTCCAGGATTTGAATTCATAAGTGAAGCATTGCCTTATGCAGGTGCTGTTATAAAATTATTTAAAGGCGACATAGCAGGTGCCGCCACAACAGCCGCTGGTGTTTACATTGGTCAAGCAATTGGTAATATGATTCTTCCTGGTATTGGGGGAATCGTTGGTGGATTCTTAGGTGGTTTTGTTGGAGGACTATTTGGTGGTGGTGGCAGTTCTCCTCCACAACCAAATCCTCAAATCTGGCGTATCATTCGTGTTAGAGGAAATAACAACATTGGTGCTATCACAGATTTACAAGCGCCAAGAGAAGCGACTCCACAAGGATGGGTTGATTTTGCAGACTCTATGATTAGGGTTGGATTTAATGCGGCTAAAGAAGCAGAAGTTCAAACAAAAGAACAATCTCCATTTGATTTTATTATGTGTACGATTGATAAGAATAATGTAACGATTAGTTTACGAACAGGTGATCCAACATCTTCCGGAAATGATTTAGCATTGGGCGCACCAGGAAAAGATTTCTCAGCAGGAAAAGCGGCATCACAAATTGTTAAACATGTTGCAGATGCTTTCAAAACCGCCTATGCGGCTAAAACAGATGCTATTGATAAAGCATCTAAGATATTAAATTCTAAAACTTATGGTACAGTATCAAAAGGTTTAATTAAAGAATTGAGTACTGGTACTAATAAAATTGATGTTACGAAAGAACAAGGTGTGTTTGGCGCTACTCCCGCACAAGATGCGCTTATCTTAGAAGGCAGGGCGCATACACCTCAAGCCGCAGTTGGTGCAGATGAATATAATGCGGCAACTCCGCCAATGATTTGGAGTGCAAAAGAAGGCAAGTATGTTGAGGCTCCATTTACAGAAAAAATGGTAAGTGTTACTGATGATACTGGTTTCACAACTCAAGTCAAACAAAAAGTCTATGATGCTAATGCATTAATGATTGATAAGAATGGTAAAGTAATTTACGATACTAACAATAATGGTATTGACTTAGCTGATATAGTAACACCAACATTGTCAACAACTTCAGGAACTATCACTGGTGGCACATCTGTTGCCGCAACAACAGGTACAACAGGAACAACAGGTAACGTGAATGTTGTTACGAATGCAGATAACAGCCAGACAAACAATCAATCTGTTAACACATACTACACAAGTCTGTTAAGCAAATCTAGAAACGCTATTAGAGATGCTGATGTGAATACTGCATTGCCTGCATAAAAAAAGGGAAGCATTTTATTGCTTCCCCAAAGTCACAAAGGAGATTACGAAATATTAATCTTCAGCGAGTTTTTCAAAATAACTCAAATCTTCATCATCATCAACTAAGTCTGCTACTGTAGTTTTCTTAGCAGGTGATGATGCAGGTTTTTCTGAAGCAGTAACTGGTACATTAGGTTTAGTAGAGTAATAATTATCTCCAGCAGAACCATCTTCAAGCCCAAGCACTTTGTTCAAACGTGCTTTCAATTCATCATAAGACTTGAAATTCTTTTCGCTTAAGAATTCAGACAAACTAAACTCTTGCTTCCAGATACGTTCTAAGTCATCTTCATCGCCAGACAATGGTGCTGGTGATTCAAATTCAGACTTATCATAGTTCTGATAACCTTCAACTTTACGAATCTTCAATTTGAAGTTCGCACCTTCCCAAAGGTCGAATGGGTTGACAGGAGTTTCATCTTCAAACTCAGGATTCATCAAGTCATTCAACTTGTCGAAAATCTTCTTACCGAATTTGAACAATTTAACTGTTCCGTCATTATCAGGATTTGCAGGATCCTTGATAACATAGATGTTTGCGATATACTGCAACTTACGCTTTTGTTTACGTGCAATATCTTTGTTAGCATCAGAACCAGAGTTCCAAAGGATGCTATTGTGTTCAGACACAGGGTCTTTCTTGTTGAGTGTAGTCAACGAATTTTCAATGTACCATCCACCAGGACCTTGGAATGAATGATTGAAAACTTGAACCCAAGGTACATCTTCGCCTGCGGGTGCGGGAAGAAAACGGATCGTTGCGAAACCATTACCTGCTTTGTCTACTGTGGGTTTCCAGAATCGGGTGTCTTCATAAGACTTCTTACCTTCTTCTTTGTTTGTGAGTTTGGAAACTGCGTCTGTGAGTTTTTCCAAATCTTTGGTGCGTGACTTTTTCAAATCTGCAAATGATGTTGATGCCATATTAGTATATTCCTCGTATGTTAAGTATTAAATGTATGTTTTGCTTGTCCACTTTTATCATAATCTACTATAGTATATAGTCTATCATAATTCTCTAAAGGTGTCAATAGTCGGCAAACCTTACTAGGTTTACGCATTACTGCCGACACCACTACGTCACTACTAATTCTCTGAGTGACTTTTTCATCCTTGCCGTATCGTAATTTAAAAAGGGCTGGTACTTTTTGCATAACTTGCTTACCTCTTTGTAGATTGGATCATGTATCATTGTATCATACCTTTTGACAAAATGCAATAGTGAATTCAATATTGCTAGTGTCTCCAGACTGATTTCTCCTCTTAAATATTTCTTGATGATTGGTGGATGATCGACACCTTTAGCATTAAAAAATTCATTCAGTTCGTCTGGCTTCCAACCAGAGATAAAATCCATCTCATTTTTAAATACATACGTTAAAGATTCTTGTTTACGTTTCCATTCTTTGTAGCGTTCTTCACACTCTTCAGATAGAAGTTCGCCAACCCAAATTTTTGTGTCGTGCAAGAAGTTAGAAACTAAAAATTCTTCTAAGTAAGCATCCTTACGATTACCGAGTTTAGCAAAAAAGATTTTGTCTTTACGTTTCAAAAAAGAATCGTATGTGACATTGACTTTCTTGTTGTACTTGAACCAATCGTAGCTATCTTGCGTGAAGTGATTTTTAACTCCCAAATAAACTTTGTATGCGTCTATAGCATCCATTTTCATTAATCATCCACCTCAATAGGCAATCTTGCTTTTGGTGCAATCATCTTTAGCTTCATCGCTTCACCTTCAATAGCAGATTTCATGCGAGGCGTAATTAAAGATGCGGCAGTTTCAACTTCAACATTTTTGATTGTGCAATATTCAAGAATAGCATCAATCATTGTAATAGGATGTTTATCACGTTGTATCTGTTTAATCTCTGCCTCAAATTCTTTTTGAGTTATGATTTTAAGACTCATCAATTAGAACTCTCATTGAAGTAATTCGCCCATTTCGAAATGTTCCAGATGCGTTTGGAGTACTTGCAGGCTTTGCGGTACGAAACATAGGATTTTTCATATCACTCTCTGATGCATAGTAATTTGGTGGATATCCATTTTTGCGTTGGTAAGTTTTAACGTTAACTTGTTTTTTCACGATACTCATTTCAAAATTCCTTTTACATTCTATAAAAAATATGACCTTCAATAGTCGCAACTTTTGTTACTCTGCCACGCCATGATGGTTTAATATCAATAGCATGAAAGTGTGTTGCGCCTTCTAATAGTTTAATTATATCAGTTCCAGCAGTCTTTGTCAATAGCATCTTTGCAACTTCATAAGATTCTTTCCATCGTTTGCTATTTGCTGGTGGTGTACTTGCAATTTTGGTGTTATACCAAGAAAATTGTTGTGGTTCTGTCACAACATCACGGATGCTTTTTGGAAATCTGCTATCATGTAATCTGTTGAGTGTGACTGCGCCAACTGCCATTTTACCGATTAGGGGTTCGCTACCTGCTTCATAATAGATGTTCATTGCCATCCAATACAAGTCGGATTTACTTGAATTTTTTGGTGCTCCAGCGGCATCTGAAATTTCTTTTAGTGATGGCAATTCAGTAGCAATCACATTTGTAGAAAATAGTGCCGATACAAATACTACAGCCGCTAATAGTGCTTTCATATTTTTCCTTTCTTTTTTGACCCACTAAATTTTAGTGGGTCTTTTATTTAGCATTTGACTAATGTGCTTAGTAAATGTGGTCCATCCCATGTTTGGCTTTCGATTCTGAATTGACCTTTGAAGCCATAAACTTCTTTAGCCCACATCTTTTCATTATCGAAATAAAATGGAAATGTTTGTTCTGTGATTATATTCACATGTGTTGGATCCCAAAAGGCGGCCGCATGTGGAAATGCAGGTGTTTTGGAATAAAATTTTCCGCCAACTTTAAGTACTCGCCAAATCTCACTCATCAATTCTACGAATGGATATCTACGATTTGGGTTATACATTAGTCTAGGAATGTGTTCGATGAAATCATGTGCAGTCACATAGTCAAAGAAATTATCAATGAATGGAATTGGTTCAATAACTAAATCTGCTTTTGTGATTTTATTCTTAGTATCATCTCTTACGTCAATGCCATATAGATGTTTTGCTTTGAATGGATTCTTAGGATACTCACCGCATCCTAAATCTAATGCGTATGTTTCATCAGGCTCTTTAGTGTATCGAATAATATCTTCGCTACAGTCTGTCACTTTAGGTAAATCTTTACTCCACAATTCTTTTAAAGTATCAGCAGTCATTACACCATTTGGTCCATGATAGTGATGACTTCCCCATCCCCGAACCCTATCGTGTTCTGGCACTTTAGTTTGAATCTGCAATCTACGTTCAAGCATACCTCTACTAGCAATACAGTTTGCATAATGAAAAATAATCATCTCTTCATTATTGTGTGTAGGAAAATGACGACCAACATCATATTCCATCGTCTTCACATTATGCAAACTTCTAGCACGGCGAGCCATGAAGTCTGTCTTATAGTGAATACCTTGTTTCTTCTGTGCCCACAAAGGTTTAGTTCTGTCTAACTCACCGTTTGGATTCCAATCCCAAAATGTAATTGTAGGAATTAAATGTTGTGTAGACCTAATGGTGTCTACTAAAAACTTTTTGTAATCACCAACTAAGAATTCTGTGACATTTAAACAAATGCGCCAGCCTTCAATCTTACGTTCATATTCTAATACTTCAACGTCAACAAGTCTAGCATTAAATTCTGAATTTTTAGATTGTACAACTTCCCATGTTGGACAAATCTCTTTGATGATTTCACGGGACCTGTCTGTAGATGCATAGTCGATAATGATACCATGATCAAAAATTTTCTTATGATGTTCTAGCCACCAAGGTAGAATATATTCTTCATTATAAATGTGTGCAATTACTGTTGATGCCATTGTGTCCTCAATTTTCAATTAAACTTGTATCTATCAAAATCGGTACTGTGCTTGTTTTTAATAAATTCTCAACTGATCCAGGTTTTACATTTGGGTTTCTCAATTGTCCAAACTCATAGAATGAACGTCTAGGTCCACCAACATGACAAATGCCTGTTTGTTCACTTAAACATTTCTCTGCAATCTTAGGTGCAATGATATCTATGTACTCTTTAGATGAATACTTATCTGTAAATGCTGTGTTAAATGGAAAATCAACATCGCAAAATTCTGTTCGTATCACTAAAGATTTTTCATAAATTAGAGTAGCCATCTCACCAGCAACTTTAGATTTTGCATATCGTGTTAATGGATTAGGCAAATCTGTATGTGTGTAGTTTCCTTTTTGTCCATCGAATACATGTGACGATGAAATAAAAACAAATCTAGCATTCTTACTCATCGCATGTTTTAATGCGTTACATGTGCCTTGAATGTTTGTTTCAATTGTGTCAATAGGATTTTTTTCCGCATCAGCAAATTTTGCAATAGCCGCACAATGAATAACCAAATCACAATCAAATAGTATAAAGAAGAGTGGATCAGTAATGTCTAACTCACTACTATTGGGCGCAATGATTTCATGTCCTTTTACTCTTAAATGACGAATTAAATTTCTACCAAGAAGTCCTGACCCACCAGTTAACAAAATTTTCATTTGCCTAAAACTTTCTGAAATGTTGTTATGTTAGAATATTCATCACTATCGAAATTATAGCTTAACGGATCCATATTGTCAAGTATTTCAGCCAAAGAATCTAGAGGGGTAAACTGTGCTTTGAATCCTAACTCATCCTCAATCTTTTCCGTACTCACTTTGTAGTTACGAACATCATTGTTTTCATTGATAACTAAGTCAACAACATATCCTCTTTTTCTCAACTCTCCGTGAATTGCTTCACCCAACTGACCAATCGTCATATTGCCGCCAGAAAGATTATAAACACCAGACACATTCAAGTCTGCTTCTAACGCTTTTTGATATCCCTGAATCACATCACGAATATCTACAAGTGGGCGCCAAATCTTTGGATTATTAACTACAATCTTTTGTGTAGTGAATGCACTCTTCAACATAGTGTTTACAACTAAATCATAGCGCATTTTTTGTGACCATCCACCAACTGTGCCTTTACGGAATACAATCGGTTTAAAGTTATCATCTTCTAAAGTTTCTAAACCACGTTCACATTGTAGTTTAGAAATACCATATGCATATGCAGGTTTAACAAGACTGCTTTCATTTAATGTCTTGTTTTTTGTGAATCCATATACGCTACAAGAACTTGCACAAATGAAACGTTTCACACCAGCTTCTTTAGCAATGAATGCAAGATACATTGGTGCAGAAGAATTCTCAATAAAGTTTAAGTCTGGTCTGAACATTGCCATCGGATCATTAGACAATCCAGCAAGAAACAAAACAGCATCATATGTTGTCAAGTCTTCCGGTTTAATATCCCATAAACTTTTCTTTTCTTTTGAAATGCTTTTAGTTAAGTTATCACCAAACCAAAAGTTATCAATAACATGCACTTTGTATCCCATGCGGGTACTCAAGTGATTAGAGAGTCTTGTGCCAATGTAGCCTGCGCCACCAACGATAAGAATATTTTTCATAATTAGAATTTTGGATTTAGTTTATAATCTGCGAAAGAACCTGCGGCTCTATCTTTGTCTGATAGAATGAAGTCTTCAATTTTATCAATTGTTTGCCAATCGATATTCAAATCTTTATCAAATGGATTAATTGCGGCTTCTGCTTTGGAATTATGTACTGCTGTGCATTTGTACATTAGATGCGTATATTCTCCTAATGAAAGAAACGCATGACCAAAACCTGCTGGTACCCATAACTGATTGTTTGATTCTGGTCCTAATAACTCAGCATGATACTGTCCGTATGTTGGAGAGTCTTTTCGTAAATCAATTGCAACATCAAGTCCATATCCATGAGTGACACGAACCAATTTACCCATTGGTTTGTCCCATTGGAAATGAATACCTCTTAGAACATGTTTTTTTGATACGGATTGATTGTCTTGAAGAAATTTTACGCCAAGTGCGTCTTCAACTTCTGGTCTGAATGTCTCTGTAAAGAAACCACGATTGTCTCTATAGACAGGTAGATTGATGATTTTAACATCAGGGATTATTTTCGAATCAGTTATTTTCATTATTACTCCATAAATTGGTGACAGGTTATTCTGTTACGAGGAAACCTGTCGAAACCCTAAGCCGAGTTTAGGCGGCTAATGCGAACTGTGAGTCGTTTGCGTTTACTTTTTTTTAGTTTTAACATCTACTCTGATGTGCTGTCCACTCTGTTACTCTTTGCCCTGTCGAATCTATGTCACCCCCATCAAAAGCATTCTTAATCTCCAGCATACTTGTGGCGATCAATCCACTTTCAACTTTCTTCGATCCTGCGTCCAGTTTAGAATACTTTTGGTGGAGGTGGGGGGATTCGCACCCCCGTCCAGAACACTTTTCTCTTTGCTTCATACAGCAATATCAATCATAAGGTGGCCAACCAGTGTCCGCCTTACTATCCTCTTCAAAGTTATTCCAATCGTAGGTTGCAACTTTGTAAATCCAAAATGCATGTAGTCCTACAACAAGAATAAATAATATTATATCACTATATATCATGTTAGTCAATCAGCACGGCATCATATGCTTCACGGTAAGAAATAAAATCTTTAATGTAGTCGTTGCGTTTTTTAATGAACACTTGTGGATGTTCAGAGTCAACTGCTATCATAATTACAATTTGTGATACTGGTATACCAGTTCGTTCTTCATACATGACTGCATAGGCAGAACATTGCATAAAGTATCCTTTAATCCAACTCTCTTCTTTTAACTTGCTTGAAGTCTTGAAGTCAATGATAGATAACTTACCATCATATTCTGCAATACAGTCAACTCTACCCGCAACTTTTAAGTGATGCGAATACAAAGGAATCTCTAGTGCATGAATGTTGTTTACATGTTCATCCAATAAAGGTTGCAAAGACTTAAACATAGCAACAGAATCTGGCATCGTCTTACGTGCATAATCTTCTTCGTTGTTCAAATAATTTTCACAAATCTTATGCACTCTAGTACCACGGCTGGATGCTTTAGTTGAAATACGATTGGCTTCTTCTTCGCCTACACGCTTTCGCCACTCTATGATTTTATCTTTACCATGCTGAGATGTGATAGTAGTCACGGAAGGATATAGATTGCCTTCAGGCGTCTTGTAAAAACGCTTGCCGTTTATTGTTTCGGTTTCTAGGTCATAATCAATATCACAACCAACATGTTTAAAGTTCACTTTGTTTTATCCTGTAATTATAATGATATTTTATTTAGCAGTCTCTACTCCGTCTTCATGTTGTAACTTCGCTAAAATATAATCTTTTACCAATGAAGAACGAACAATGTCATCTACAGTAAATTCAATCTTTGTGAATGCATTCATATGATATGCAATATCAAAGAATTTGAGAATACCTGATACATCATTTTTCTTTTTATTCAAATCTGTTTGGCGATAGTCACCACACCAAATAATCTTAGAGCGATAGCCAACCCTTGTCATAACTGTATCTATCTCTTCAAATGTCATGTTCTGCATTTCATCAACAATAATGATAGCATCATCGAATGACATACCACGAATGAATGATGTGGAGATAAATTCAATGTGTCCTTGTTCTTCTAATCTATCCCATGCATCTTTACGTCCAAACAATGTATCACAGATTTGGCGATATGGTTGTTGATAGATTTCCATCTTCTCATTTACGTCACCTGGCAAATGTCCAATCTCTCTTGATTGAACAGCAGAACGTACTACAATAATTTTATTAAATGGATTTGCTTTATCCATTACTTCTTCGATTGCTTTGTATAGCGCACAGAATGTTTTACCTGTACCTGCTACACCATGAAGTGCTACAAAATAGTCTCCACGTTTGTATGCATCAAAAAAGATTTTTTGATTGTCTGTTAATGGATCAAAAGTTTTTAAATCATCTAATCTGAGTCTGAGTGTATTATTGACAGATTTAGTTCTTGGTGTTGATGATGATGGAATATCGGGTTCGGTATTTGCAGTTTTAGTTGTACCTGATTTTCTTGCCATTGGAGCCCTTTTACTTGTTGTTGTATAGTGTATCCCCATTATTAGAACGTGTTAACATTTCCTAAAGGATGTGCTTCTTTAGCTTTTGCAAGGACTTCTCTAAATCCATTGTCTGGCTTTCGTAAACCTAACCTAACAGGATCGCCTAATGATGGGGCGCCTAGCATAACAGATTCATAGTGAGGATTTTTTTCTAAAAATTCCTCTCTATCAGCAATTTTAAAAAGTCTTTCGATTATTTCGCCTGTCTCACGATGGCGAAAGTTGTATGTTGGCATTCTTTACTCCGTGTGAGAACCACTCTGGTGTTTCTCTGTTTTTCCATTTTGCAAATCTACTCTTATCATGTATATAGTAGTTTTGGTACGAACGTATAGAATCATTCGTCACTTTGTAGATATCAGGCATCGCAGGCGTAGGTTCAGTAAATTCACCTATAGGAATATTTACTGGATCCAACCAAAGTACATGCATCAATTTTTCACATGCATGATTTCTATTATATCTATATGCATATTCTTGCAAAAGACATTGCCACATGCGATAAAGCCAACGATAATTTTCATTTGACTTTCTAACCCAAATAGCAGATGGATGATTAAAATGACTTGCTTTATATAGCGTATATTCAAACAATTCATCTTTCATACGCCAACGTTGAATGCTACGATTATTAGCAGTCTTATCAGTATACGGTTCACCATCAAGAACTCGGTGTGCAGTAGACATGAGTTGTGCATACTCAATAATCATTTTTACAACGTGTTTGTCTAAATGCATTTTAGCGCACGTTGATGGATCAGGATCAAGATAAAAAATATTCAATCTAATTTCTCCACAAGTACTTGGTCGCCTAGGTCTGTACCAAACGACATATTCTCATAGTATACACGAACAAGACCTTTACGTGCAAGTGAAACACATGTCACACATGCACCAAAATAATTTACATTTTCTGTAACGTCTTCAATAGATTGACTTGGAACACCTTCAGCACGGGACAACATTTCTGTCATCAATACAATGTCTTCTATGCCATCATTGAATTCGCTATCGCCCTCATCGATGATTTCGAGTAATGTTTGTAAATTTTCATCAGACAATTTTTTAAAGAATTTACCTAATGTGAGATATGGATTTCTAATTAGCATTTTTGCTATTGATTTTGTAATCGGTAAAAGATTTTCAGCGTTGACAATCTGTTCCATATTTGGATGAGAATTTTCAAAGTCAATATTGTCTTCCATTAAATCTCCACGTATTTTAGTTTAAAGTCATCGGCACGATTTTCATAATTAATGTATCCACGTGGATTGCAAACAACCCTAGTAGTGCCAATCATGTAGTCAAAGTCTTCGTGCGTATGCCCGTGAGTCCACAATTTGATTTGTGGGTTGTCAAGAATGAATTGATCCAAACGGCTACTATATGCGCCATTCATAATCACTTCGGTTTTGTATCGTGGATGAGTAGATGCCTTGCTAGGTGCATGATGCCCAACAACAACATACTTGTTTGTATTCTCACCAAGCATTGCAGTAGTCACTTGAATGTATTCTAACATTTTTTTGTGATCTTGTACAGTATCTTCTGGTGTGAATCTAGCAGGACGCTTATGAAATTCTGCTTGTTGAATTGCATGTCCATTTTCATCTAGTTTAACATTACCATCAGCATCGTATGCATTGACCATAGTCTTGTACGACACCATCTCGGTACTGTTTTGAATAATACGAAAATCATTCATCACACCACGAATGTGTGCAAGTGTAACAGGGTCTTGTGCATTCATGTCAGTCCACAATGTACCACCAATGAACGTTACATCGCCGAGTGTAACATGCTCTTTGTCGAGAATGTGTAGATTTGGAATGTGTCCAAGAAAGTTTCGCAGAATATTAAACGTTTCTGCATAGTCGCCATTATAGTGTTCGTGATTACCTGCAACGTAAATTACTGAAGGAAATTGAAACGCACAGCGAGAAAAGAAGTCAATATAACGTTGACTTTTACCATGCTCTACAAGCCCATATGGATCAGACTTACGGAAATCTGCGGCAACACAAATATCGCCAGACAGTATTAATACTTCAGCGTTCTCTTCGTTCTTTAAAATCAAATCACCAAACTCAAGGTGAACATCGGATGCAATAGCAATTTTCATTCTAGCAATTCCTTTAATCTATTTATTGTTGCATTCACGTTTTCGCCTTTATGTAGTATTCCAATACCACCAGCTTTGACAAATCCATCAATAACATAATCGGTATCATCCACCAATACGGTTGTGGATGTTGCATATTCGGCTTTCAATCTGCTACCTGGGCATACATTTGGTTTGTATTCAAATCCATGTTCGCAAAGCCATTGTGTTTTTTGAATTGTCACTTCTGCATGGTACTTTTGTCCGCCGCTAGAAGTCAACATTTCAATAGGAATGCCACGAATGGTTCTTACATATGCAAGCAATTCTTCTCCGCCTTCATGCCAATCTAGTGTAGCAAAGTTTTCATTCTCAATAAATTTAGTCCAGTTAGTGGAGAAGTTTTTTCTATCCCGTGATGCACCCGCAGTTTCACCGAACAGTTCAAAGTAGCGTCTATTGAAATCACAGAAAACGCCATCCATGTCTAGATAAATTTTAGTTATAGCCATATAATCAATCCGATCACTACGATAAACACAAAATATTCCATAATGGTGAAGTTTATCATTAGTTTATAAAACCAAGGATACTGCATCAATTTATCATATATGGAAAGTTTCATTCTGACATTCTCACAATTAAATTTTGTAAAACAGGTTCTATCTCAAAAACGGGAACGCTTGACATATACTGAACATAATTAATAACGTCAGTACCAGTCAAGCCTTTGTCCCATGCTTCAAGGATGTATCGTTCTATTACTGCACGGTCATCCATATCACTCCAATCAATATCATGTTCGAATATATGCTTCAGCGAATGCACGGTCTTCGTAATCCGCAACGTCTGTATCAATCTCATCTAACAGATTAACAGGTTTCTTTGCAGAAGATTTAGCCATCGCATTCATAATTCCATCAAGGGAATCACCAGCAGGAACAGGCGTAGGAGTAACTTTCTTTGCTTTCGCAACAACAGGCTTAGCCGCTTTCACAACTGGAGCCTTAACAGCCTTCACTTTAGCCAGTTTTGCAACAGGTGCAGTACCAGCGCCAACGAGTTCATAACTCACAACTGTGCGGCCATCACGATTGGCACGAACAGCAAAGCCCGTGTTTTTCTTGATTTCCCACAGATAAGTAGAAAGGCGAGTCGCAACGATACCATCAATCGCACGAATGGTGCTAACAGGTACGGGTGCTTTTGCGTTTTGCAAAACTTCAAAAATCTTTGTGTATTGTTGAGCAGATTTAGTCATAATATATTTCCTTAAAAAGAGTTAACTAAGAGATACATGGTAACACACCATGTGTTGTTTGTCAAGCGGTAACAACAAAAGGTTTGTCCCACTTGCCAACATTGATATGAGCATAGTAAGCGGTGTCAAAATAATCTGTCATCGCATCGCTATTATCATAATAATCACCAGAATAAATCGCAGTAACGATTTTGGTCATTAGTTCTTTTGCTTTACCAGAATAGTGGTTCTGATAATGGTAGGGATTCACTTGGTCGTAACCAGTGTCATTGGGACGGAAGCCACGGGATACTTGGTAGAAGTCTGCCAAGCAAGTTTCGTTAGAGTTAGCAATAAAATCTACAGGCGCAGATTTGATTGTGCATGTGATAGAGAGATTATCGCAACGCAAGGAATACTTAACGCCAGTGCCTTTGAGAGCGGCATCAAGGTTTGCTTTGATTTTCGCTTTGCGTTCTTGATTCATATAAGCCATGTTCAATTCACTCCATAAAAAATAGCGTCTTCATCATACGAATTAGATGAATACATCATCATATCGTGGTAAGCATTCATTGTATCAAGGAAGTCCTGATAAGTCAAATTAATTTGTTCTTCTTGTTGGGTTAAAGCAACAGTCTGTAATTCAGCATTTATCAAGTCAAGATTCATAATTAGTCCTTAATCTCACAACCAACACCCCTAGTATCGCATGAAATACCGCACCTGTCAAGGGCTTTTCTGGCAAATGTCGCAAAAAAACAACAAAATTAGGGCGGTTTTGGGAGGTTTTCCGCTATAGTTTGATGCTAGAGTACGTCCAAGCCGTCAGAGTCGCCCAAACGGCGGTCTAGGGCGTCAATATCAGCGCCTAAACGGCGGTGAAAAGAGTCCTCCCCATCATCCCCCGAAACCAGCCAATCGATCCTCTGCACATAAATTTGTGCCAATAAAAGTGTCATATGAGCCAGTTTAAATTTTTCAATAGTTTCTGGCGAATAACCATAACCTTTTATGTCTCCGTATTCGTTCACTTCCTCGGAATCATTGTCTAGGATAAGTTGTTCAATTTCATCTGCAATATATCCAAGTTCATATTGTTTGTATTGAAAATGTCCGCCACTCATACGGTACCCCCATAATAAGGAATCAGCAATTCTAAAGCGGCAATGATTTTGATGTTGTTTGTAACATCTTCTGGATGCAAATATTTACCTTCTTTAAAATCTTCAAGTTCTTTTCGCAAATATTTTAATTGATCCTTTAATACCAACAGAGTGATTCTGTCTGCGGTGTCAAAGTCAATTGATAATCCTGCACTCATGCGAATTCCTCTATATCAAATTTAGCCATAACGATTTGACCCTTAACTTTCTTTGGATAGAATTCTGGTGTTGTCATTGTCTCTGCAACAAGAATTTTACCAAGTGCGATCCATTCAACAAGTGACATTGAAATGTCAGTATACGCTTCAAGATATTCTTGGCATTCGGCAAACGTTTCAAATTGTTTTGCGTCTAGTGTGTTTGTCAATTTTGGTTTTGCGAGTAACATAATTTATTCCTTATAAACAAGTGAGGAGGTACCATCGTAACGTGAAATGTCTTCGTTCCATGAAGGTGGTTGTCCGCATTCAAAATGCGCTACATCACGACCTTCAATGTCTTCTTCAACATCTAGAATATCAACTTCATCGGTGTAGTGCCAATCATGGCACCATTCACAATAGACTTTAAATCTGGCTTCTGCCATTTTTCGTTTGCTTTGAAAGCCAGTCATTTATCGCTCCAAAATGAAATGGTCGCCAAGATACAAATCAAAAGTTTTGAGTAAGTGTTCGTAGTCACCACTTCGCATTTCTTTGATAATTGAATCGCCCAACTCAGGCGCACCAGAACGTCTAAATGTAGACTGAACAACCCCTATCAAGTAATATGCATTACCTTGAGGACCAGTCAAATCAATTACAATCGGTCCAGAATTTTTTTGTTTTATTCGAATCATATTCACTCCACAGAAATTGGGTCTAAACAAAATTGTGCAAACTCTTCCCATGTACCTTCGAACAATGGTTCTTGGTCATATGGACTTTCACCATATGGAAAATCGTGATACACAATCACTTTGTTTTCGTATACGTGATATTCATAATCTTGGCTGTAGTCACGGCCAGTCATTGGTGCGTAGATATAAATTCCACCAACACCATGTTTTAATTGAACAACCAATTGTGCGGCAAGGCAACCCATGCCATTTGCTTGTGCAGAATTTTTATCGCTATACCCATTGACTAGGGTTTTAGAATTTAAAAACTGAGCCAGTTCATGGCCATGCCCTGAAGGATAGCCATCGAATTGCCGATAGATGCACATGATTGGTTCGTTAGTTCCGTCATCGGAATTGGAACCATCGTACACATAAGTTAAAGACCGAGTACCCATTACATATTCTCCTTTGCCATATCATAGCCATTCATAAAATCAGCATCGGAAAACAACAAGTCATTCCAACGCTTCTCAACAATTTTCTCAACCCATTCAACTGGACAACCAACTTGCTCTGCAATTTCTTCGCAAAGCATAACTGTGGTGTCTAGTATCTCATTAATTTGAATTTCAATTTCGCTCATTATGCATTTTCCTGCATAGCACTAACACCAGTAAACATGATAGCAAGACCAGTTACCGCAACAATCATTTGAACCAGCAAATTGGCATCAGGATTCACTTCGATAGTACCAACGGCACCAAAGACAATCAAAAAACCAACAAGCATTCGAATAGAACCACGCATTTTAATCTCCAATCAACTGAACAAATTCTAGTATAACACAATAGGCGGGAATGTCAACAAGTTTTTTCACTCTGTTGTTTTTATGCAACACCTTAACCTTCAATTTTCAGTCATAACTTTGTATATTTTACACACCATGGCTGGATCACTTTCGCCATAAATATCCAATACTCTGTCCATAACCCTAGCCAAGTTTTCATAGTGTTTATTCATATATTCTTCCTGTCGTTTTCGCATATTTGTTTTATTTGTCTTGGGCTTTAACACTTCTTGATAATGCTTTGCATTTCCTTTCGAATCGGTCCATTCTAAATTTGAAATCCGGTTGTCGTTTTTCTCGCCGTTCTTGTGATTAAC